CATGCCGTCACCTGTTTCCAAGGATGACCGCATGCCTTCCTGCCCTCCGGGCATTTACCGCGCATACAGCCCGGACCCGCCAGCCGGAAAATCTGCGGCGCGGCGATCTTGCACAGTGCAAGCATTTCTTTTGCCATCTGCCGGATCTCCCATTGCGCACGGTTGCAGCACCTGAGGGAGAAGAAGTGAATCAGTTCGCGCGCGTTCATCGTCATGATCAGGCTGCACGTTGCGCCCTGCGGAATAACGTATCGCGCATCTTCTGCCGGCACGCCCGCCGTCATCATCTCTTGCATCATGTCATAAGCCGCATTGCACATGGTCAGGTATTCGCGCTTGTATCCTGCGTCGACTACCGTCTGCGGCACGACCCATTCAGGCTTGACCCCGCAATACCGCTGACTCTGCACGCTGTAGCTTGCCAGTCTGTGCCGCGTCAGCTGCGCCAGCGTCACCCTCGACACGCCGGAGATGCGGAACGTAAAAGCCGCATGCTCAAGCACGGAATAATGCCCACCGTCCATCGCCGTTTCCAGCGATTTTTCGAAGTTTTTTCCCTGATAACATTCAGCCGCCGCCCTGCCGCACAGGCATTCGGCGTTTGTCGGGAACCCGATCAGCTCAACACTTAACACTGCATATCCTCCCAGTCTTCGTATGCCTGAAACCTTGTCGGATGGTATTCTGTATGACTGCCGCATCCCGTGCAGCGCACGCGAACCTTCGCAGTCATCGTTTCGTATTCAAGCACCGGTTCGCCGTCGCACCGGCGGCAGATGCTCATCTCATGTGGCGGTTGCTTCTTCATTCGTGTCCTCCAATTCGACCCACTTAGACAGCCACCAGTGTGCTTTCCTGATATCTTCCGCGCCGTTCTTTCCCTTGTGCCGCAGGATGTATTCAACCGCCGTACACAGGCAATGTTCCTGCACAGCCGCTTTGCCTAACATGGCAACCTCGACATCGACCACCTGCATGCCGTTCGGCAGCTTGTAATGATTCGGATGGACGGCATCCGCCTTAGTTCGACCCTTGTCCCACCTCTCAATCAATTTATGTGTTGCGGCAACAATCTCCTCGTTACTCATTTCTTCAAACGGTCTGCACGTTTCAAAGGAACTCGTAAGCGGGCAATCAACACACTCAATTTCCTTGCATAATCTTCTCGCGAACGAGATTGCTCTCTTTCTTCCCACATCTTCCACGTTCCCATTCCTCCCTTGTCGCTTGTATATCCGCATGCCAGCCTGTTGCCCGTCCGCAGCCGCACACGATACGACTGCGGAATCGGGTGTTCATGATCAGGCGCGGCGTTCTGCCGCATGGGCAGGTCACTTCTGCATCAGCCCGTCAACCTCGACCAGCGGCACAGAATCCGTTCCTGTGATCGTCGGCAGCTTTCCGTCCCACTTTTCGATGGTTTCCTTCTGGATGACAGCGTCCGTGATATACTTGCTTTCCATCTCAAGACGATACGCTTCAGCATCTGCGGCAATCTTCACCGCATCGGCGTTAGCCTGCGCGATGATCAGCTTCTGCTCGGCATCCGCCTGCGCCTTGATCTTTGCGCGTTCGGCTTCCGCCTGTGCAATCAGCGTCTGCTGCTTCTGCTCGGTTTCGGCCTGCAAAAGCGTCTGCGTAGCCACCTGCTTCGCCTCGATGGCATTCGTAAACGCGTCACTGAAGTCGATATCTTCAATCGCGACTTCCTGCGCACGGAGGGAGTAGAACTCCAACTCCTGCGCCAGTTCGGCATAGACCTCTTCCGCGATCAGATCACGATTCGACACAAGTTCCTCGGCAGAGTATCGGCTGAACGTACTCTTGAGCGCATCCAGCGCAAGCGGAAGCATAATCTTGTCCGCGTAATCCACACCCACGCTCTTGTACATCTTGAGCGCACCCTGTTTCTGAAGCGCATAGTTCATACTGCATTTGATATCGACCTGCTGCATATCCTTAGAGAACGCGCTGGTCTCGATGTAGTACTTCTGCCACTGCACGTTCATCTTGACGACGTTCGTCACAAACGGCATTGTGAAGTAAAAGCCCGGTGACAGCACCTCGTCCTCCGCCTGCCCGAACTTCACGACAATACCAACATAGCCTTCCTTGATCGTGACCGCCTGTGCGCTTGCACACAGCATCATGCAGATAACCAGCAGGATCGCAAAAACAGACTTCTTCATACGTTTTCCTCCTTGCGCTTCTGCGCGTCGTTAGTTGTTCTATTCTTCCTTAGTTGCACGCTTATCAAGTGCTTCCAGCACATCGCACAGCACATATCCGATATACGCCAGCATACTCATCAGCGGGCGCAGCGGATGCGAACCAGACCACATTCCCTCAATCGCGTTGATCGAGTTTTTGTACGAACCTGCGCGGTCAAGATCGTTCTCAATGTTTCCATGCTCAGTTGCCACCGCTATCCCCCTTTCCATGCTTCCACGGTCTGTCCTTGTTAATCTCCATCTTCCTGCGCACCGCCGCATCAATGTCGATGCCCAGCTTACCAGCGACGGACAGCGACATGATGATCACATCGGCGAGTTCCTCGATGAAGTGTTCTGCATTCAAAGCCGCTCCGTCCAGTTCGTTCGCCTCATCGTTTACCTTGTCTGAGCATGCAAACCTAATGTCAACATCAATGCATGGCAAACTCTTCCCATATTCTGCAACGCCTTCCCACAGCCCGTGTGCGACCGCGTCCGCATAGATCGCATCGCGCAGATCATTCAGATTCATCCGCATCACCGTCCATTCGTGCGCCGCATGTCGGGCAGTAATCAGTCGTGTTGTAAGTTCTGTGAACTTCGTAGCCACAAGACACCAAGTTCTCGTTCCAGTCGTAGTCAAAACGTTCTTCTACGTAATCGGTATATCCAGCCGTGCAACCACAATGAGTGCAGATGCCATCGTCAGTCCATCTCGCATGCACCACAGGCACAGCGTCAATAGAAGAAAGATTGTCGAAGCCATGCATGATCTCGTCAATCAGCACAGCCCCTTCATAACCTCTTCCAGTCTCAGGAATGACCACGACATACCTTGCGGCTTTTCTGATAACCTCTCTTGCCGCGCTCCTGCTGATCAGGTCACTCATCCGCTTTCACCCACACTTTCAAATCGCAATCGCTGCCAGCTTCCACGCAGTCAACGCGCATGTTCAGCACAACATCGTTCAGAATGCATTCAAGTGTCGTTTTGAATCCGGTCACTTCATCGAACCCATCGCCGATCAGCCTAACCTCCTGCTCGTCCGATACGACCTCAAACAGATTTTCAAGCGTCATGCACTCACTCCTTTGGTCTGTATCTCCACGCTATACAGTTCATCATTCTGACTCCATCCGCTTCTCTCTTGAAGAAAGGCTTGTTAAACATCGGGTTTTCTCTGTTGTATGTATAAATCGCATCACATACGCACGGATATCCATCCATATCTTCGTAGATTAACTCAACCGGCTCATCTAAAAATTGACTCGGCATATTTGCCCCAACCCATATGACGATCCAGCCTCCATGCTCAACCTCATGTCTAAGGCGTTTGATATTGTCTGATGTCATTCACGCGCCCTCCTTCGGCGGTTCGGGAAGCGGCATCCAGAAATCAGGTGTATACGCAAGGTTCCCGGAAATCCACCGCCACCGTTCCTCTCGCTTTCCGCGAACAATAGTTCTCTCATACTCCATCGGAGCAGAATTTGCGTTTCCTTTCAGAAAAGTGTTCACGATCACATAGCAATAATCTCTGTCTGGCAATTCCGGCAACCGCTCCTTCACGCTGATCCACCTCGGCTGTGCCGCTTCAAGCCGTTCGATCAGCGCGAGGGCATCGTCCGCAATCGCGCTCTCATCGCAGTTTCTGCACGTTGCTTCAAACGAGCATTCTCCACAGGTCATCACATTGCAGTCATGTGCCGCCCATCTGAGCGCGGTTTTGATCTCCTCCGCCGTCCTGCCGTTAATCAGGGCTTCCATGGCGCAGCCTCCATTTCTTCATCGGTTGGCATCTTCTTCCACGCTCTAACTTGATGACCATATTTGTAGAAATCATCATCGCTTTGATAACACATGCATGCCAACACCAGAGCAGGCGTTCGGTAAAAGCAAATGGAATTTCCGGTTTTTCGTTCTTCCCATACTTCATCACCAGTTCTTGTGATCGCCAACTCTTCCAACGTCATCGGCTTCTGCATCGGTCTATCCAGCGCATCTCTAAGCGCACCGACCAGAAGTTCGATCACATCGGACTGGTGGAGAGCTACATCCCCAAATGGCTTGTTGCCGACAACCTCCGGAAAACGCTTCGCTCTTTCTGCGCTGCTATACGTTTCCGGCAACCCTTCCAGCGTCCTGCCCGTCATCTGCAACAGGCGTTCGATTTCTGCGCGATCAGTCATTGCTTTCATTCTGAATGCCCTCCGCCGTCCTGCCGTTAATCAGTTCCATTCACTCACCCCCCACATCACCAAGCCCTCGCCGTCCGCCGCGTTCCTGCGGATGGCGTCCAGCTCTTCGATGAACAGCCCGATCTTGTCAATCGGAATCTGGATCAGGCATCTGCCCTGCTCCGTTTCCACGTCGACCGTCTGCCTGTCCGCGCTGATCGTGTAGTCCATGAACTCGCCGTGCAACGGAATCGGCTGCGGCGCAATGTTCTTCTTCACCAGCACAGCGCGATGTGTGATCTGCAGCTCATCCTTCACAGCCGCCGGCGCATCCTCAGGATGCATAAACGAGTTGACCTTGCGCACACCGGTACCCCCCCTGCGAGCATTAGACTCGGCAACGGCTTTTTTCCTGTTAGCAAGCGTCATCTCTGTCGGCTGCGGGCCGATCAGATTATTGATCGAGCAATAGCTGCACCCCTGCGCGACGGCGATTTCCCTGTTGCTCATGCCGGCAGCGCGCATCTCAAGCAGCTTGCCCTTGTCCATGTCCTTCACAAATCCTCTGGTTTTGTACATTTTGTTTTCTCCTTCATAATCTTGATTCTCAGGAGACGCAGCGCATCTTCTGCGTCTGCCTTTTTTCTCATCCAGCTCTTCATGCCTTCCCGCGCTTTTCCTCGCTTGCGCCTTTCTGTAGCAAGATAATACGCGGCCTGATATCCGTGCGTTTTCTGATCGCAAAGCTTGATGCGATTTATAAGTTTCTGTTCCTGCTCTTCAAGAGATCTCTGCTTCTTCAGTTTCTTCCGGTATAGATATTCCTTCTGTGCGTCAAGGAACGGATCATCCATTCTCGCCGCAGCCTTTTCTTTCTCGCGTATTTTCTTGTCAACTTCCCGAAAGCAATTGTACGAGCAGAAAAACGTGTCCCGCCCCTTGCATGTAACCCTGTACCGGGTCTGCGTTGAACACTCAAACTTTTTTCCGCATGTGCCGCACACCTTCGTCACATACGCAGCCGGCGCAAGGCGCGTCGATCCGTATATGCTCATCGTCACACCTCATCGAAGTCGATCACAGCTGGCGGCAGACGTGTCGGCGCGCCATCCAGTTGCTTCGGCTCATCCTTAGGCCATGCGCCAAGTGCTTTGAACTGCTCCGTTTCGATGAACGCTTTCACGTCTGCGGGCAGCATGCGCATCTCTGTCACATGATCGCGCCGCGCTGTGAACGACCTCTGAAAGTTGCTTGCCACCACGCTGTTGACCGTTTCGCTGTCCATCATTGCGTAGTCGCGGAGAGCAGATGGCCCGCCAATCACCGCGCGAATAGTGTCCGGCAGCTTGTCGAACTCTTCCTGCGCATGCCACGCGCTGTTGCGGATAGCCTTCTGTACCTTCGCCCACGCTTCCATCGGCGTCAGTTCTCCGCTGCCGTATGCCTCGCGCAGGATCATGTCGAGCTTCGCCTTGATCTGCCCGACCACAGGCGGGAAGCCTTTCGTATCCGTTGCGATGAACGACTTGACTGCCGCAGAAACGATCTGTGCGTCATCATCCGCAAACATCATCTGCCATAGATTGACTGCCGCCTTCGCGTCATCAACGCTCTGTTTGGCGTAGTACATCGGGTACGCTGCGCGAAGGGTAGCCATAAGCATCAGCGTTTCCTGTCGGGTCATGTGCTGTACCCCTCCTCCTCAAGCATCTGCAGGAACGGGTTGCTCGTCCTCGGCGGCGGCGCGGCTGTTTGCTGTTTGGACTGTGCTCTTGAATTCCCAAACATTCCGCTGTTATCATCCATGATCCATTGCAACGCGCGCGCCTTCCAGTTCGTCAGCTTTTCCCTGCCTGTTTTCCAGTTTTTCGACTCAAAGTTCAAGAAAAACCGAGTAGCCTGCACAACTGTACCGCTATTTTCAAGAAAAAACCGTTCGCATTCTTCTTTGGTGGGCGGAACGAAGCGCGTGCGCTTCCCTTTCGTATTCGGATTGGATTCGGATACGGATTCGGATTCGGATTCGGATTGGATTACGGGAACATTTGCATTCATTTGCATGCAATTGCTTTCAATTGTTTTCAAGTTGCAATCAATTGCAATCACGCCGTCTTCCGGTGCAGGATACTTGCTCTTCTTGTTCCTGACCGTCTGGTGATTCCCCCACGTCAGCAGGTGCAGGTACGGCTTGCCATCATACGTGTACATGGCTACCAACTCTGCATTCACCAACGCCTTAAGGGCTTTCTCAACCGATGCGACGGTCACGTTATCCTTCAGCGGAAACAATCGATTCTTGATCACAGCCGTCCTGCCGTCAAACCGTCCGTAATCGTCGCAATTGACGATCAGGCGGTAGAACAGGCACTCCTCAAACCACGTCAGCTTATCAAGGTTATCGCTCACGCAGATGCTTTCCTTGATAATTCTGTTAGGCACTTGCCTCACTCTCCCTCAATGCGTACCGTTTCACATGGCACGCTTCTCCGTAGCGGTTAAGGACAGACACCGTTTTCCCTCCGATGTCATATCCTTGTTTCCGCAGATCCGCTATCCGCGCGGACAGCCTGTACACACCAAGCTCCGTCCACGCCTCCAGCGGTGTAATACCGCCATGCGCACGCATGTATTCAAGCACACGAACGCAATGTGTTTTCTTTCCCATAGCATTCCTCCTGTACATTTGTTGTTCTGCCGAACTGGAGCCGCCGGTGAGATTCGAACTCACAGCCTGCGGATTACAAATCCGCTGCTCTGCCTGTTGAGCTACGGCGGCGTGTGCGTTTCCCATTTTAGATTGACCGTCACAGACGGGTTTCAGCGGGCATTGTCATTCTCCGTGAGGATTTCGCTACGCTCACATCAGTTGGGCGCGACCCAACATCTGGTGCCCTCGGCAGGACTTGAACCTGCAGCATTCCCCCGCCCGACATGACGGGATACGTTCTACCTATTGAAACCTACGAGAGCGTATGCGCTGGGCGCTCGCATCACAATCCTCATACCATTCTATCGGCGTCGCCTTCCGGGCTTCGCGCTTTGGTAAATTGCAACTTCCCAGCGCATTATGAAGTTTTATTTGTAAGAAACTATTTGATAACGGGAGGTACGAATTCGCCGTTTCCTGTGCGCGTTGTGTATCCTCCTTTCTTTCCTGCGCACGTCGGATTGATAGAGCAACAGCACTGACAGTCACTCCTGCATTCCCCTTTGGGGATGGTGACAGGCCACGGATTCGAACCGTGAGCGGGCGTGTAAGGTGCTTCGCGTCAAATTGCATCAGTAAAAGGGGGTGAATGATTCGGAAGGAAATCCACTATGAAAGGAGGTTATAAGCCACGCCGGCTGCTCCTACAGCGCCTGTCATAAGCCCGGCTTGCGCCGGGTAGAATCAGAAAGGAAGTTCCTCATCGTCTGCTACAGTGAATCCCTGCTTCGCCTGTGCGCCGAGAGCCTTTGCCATCTCCATGGCAGCGTTCGCCTGTTCGCGGTTCATGCTGTGCGGAGCAGGTGCGCCGGTCTGCTGTGCGCTGTCGCTCTTGCGAGACAGGAACTCAACCTCGTCCGCGACAACTTCCCATGCCCTGCGCTTGCCGCCGTCCCTGCCTTCGTAGTCGCGCATCTGCATCGCACCGACCACGGCGACCTTCATGCCCTTCTCAAGAAACTTGCCGCAGTTCTCTGCCAGCTGCCGCCACGCCTGCACATCAAAGAAGTCGGTGTCGTAATCGCCGGTCTGCGGATTCTTGAACTTGCGCTTGACCGCGACAGAAAACTTGCAGACGTTCACGCCGGATGTAGTGGCGCGCATCTCAGGCGTATGCACAACGTTGCCGATCAGGTGAATCTTATTCATTCTTAGCCTCCTTGGTCTTGGTCGCCAGCGCAGCGGCCTTTGCCTTTGCGCTGCACTTGGAACAGAGTGCCTTGCCGTACTTCTTGCGCGTGCCTTCGACAACCTTGGCAACCGTCCACCACTTGCCGTTCGCGTCCTCAAAGCCGCTGATCACATCGCCGCACTCCTCGCATACGGTTTCGGGGAGATCCTCTCCGGCGTAGATATACAGGCCAAGACCATGACGAGCAATCGCTTTGGTCAGGCTTCTCTGGATTGCCTTGTTGACGTCCGTACTCTTCAGCTTGTCGAGCGTGATGCTCTGGTTGCGGTTGTCCATGACGGGAAGATACTCGATATGCTCGATCTCGGTGCCGTCTTCCTCGACCAGCGTGACGCCCGTCTTCACCCAGCAGGTGTTGCCGTCGGTGTGGAAGAACAGCCCGTCCTTGGACTCATAGATCGTGTATCTGCTCTTCGGGTAACGTTTCTTCAGTTCGCCCCATGCGAACGACCAGCTCAGATAGGTCAGGCCGTTCTTCTGCTCCACCTTGCCGGAGCAATCGACCTGATTCAGAATCTCAAACGCGCTCATCATTCAAACTCCTCATCATCAAAGTCCTCGTCGTATTCGGTATCGCTGAACGGGATATCGGAATCATACGATCCGCTGATCCCGCCGAGCCAATGCCTCTGTTCCTGACACATGCCGCAGCCGTCGCACTCCTGCTTACGGAAGATCACACATCCGAACGCCATCGTCATCCTCCTCTGCCGCAGGAAGCATACTGCGGATCGTATCCTCAAGTCCGATCAGTTCGCTAATCAATCCGTCCAGCACGCGCTTCTGATCGGAGTCGTACCAGCGGTACTCGCCCTTCGGCAGCTTATATACTTCCTTAGTCCGGAAGTCGCCGAAGATCGTGAACGACCGCTCTGCCACATTGACCGTCGCTTCAAAGTGCGTCGTGGTCAGCTTGATCGTATTCACGTTACTGTTCATCGCGCACCTCCGCGTTCTGCATCTTCTCCGCTTCATAGAGGAACAGTCCGCACAGGCAGACGATCGGGACCACGAATACGATCACCAGCATCGTCTTAACCAGCATTCAAGTTCCCTCCTTCGTCAGGCTCAAGGCCAAGCCTTGCCCCGTACTTGCCGAACAGCTTATCAATCCTGTCCGCATCCTCGATCTTCAGTTTGGTTTCCCCTCGGTACAGCCGATAAAGCTTGTTGTGTCCGAATCCGAGCGCGTCCTCAATCGCAGTCAGGTTCTTCACGCCCATCAGCGCCTTCAGCGTGTCAATCTGCCGGCGGAAATAAGCTTCGCGCTTCTCCTGACGCGTCTTTGCCGCGCCATACTTGGTTATTTTCGGCATTGACTTCTGCCCCTTTCCGATGTACAATAAGCATGTACATTTTGTTCTGCTTTTGACCTCGCCGTATTTCCCTTGCGGCGGGGTCTCTTTTTATCCTCCGGCTCAATAAACAGGATTCTGCCTTGTGCATCCGCAACCGCCTTGATCGTGCGTATGCAGTCATGAATCGTGTGCGCGCCGGTGTACTTCATTGTTTCCTCCTGCCGCACGTGTGAGAGCCGTGCGGCTTTTTTGCTTCTTGGTCTGTGTGTCTGCCCGTCAATCTTCAAGCACGCGGCAGATCATTGCCGCAGCCATCACAATGGCAAGCGCGATCATAAACTCGCCCATGTCATCACCTCAGTTCCAGCCCATCAGCTTGGCGAACAGCCAGCCCATGCACCAGCCGAAGCCGAGCGCAGCGAATGCTGCGAGGCAGATGCCCAGCGCGATCTCCGCGCATCTCAGGATGATCTTCATCTTCAAGCCTCCTGCTCTTCCTTCGCCTGCTTCGCCGCCATGCCAGCCACGCCGTCAGCGTAACCGAGCAGATATTCCTTCTTCGCTTCCGGCAGCGCATCGAACGCTTCTGCCAGCTTCTCAGCCACGGCCTTTTCCCTCTCGCTCATGTGTGTCCTCCCCTCTTGTTCTCCCTTGTCCAGCCCTGTATAATGAAGGGATGGAAGGAGGTGATAATGTTGAACAGTGTCCATATCCCGGTTGTTTGTGTCAGAAACAACTGCGTCACTCGCATGTGTTCTGTCATGCATGTCAGCGGAGACGGGACTGCCTCGCGCATCTTCGACGGCTGCGATCTCAAGGATGGTTCGTCTGCATGCATTGATTGCCACAACGCAATGCAGAATCTTCTATCGCGGAATCCAGATCTGCCTGACGCCGAATTAGCTGCGGCATATAATGCGCGTCGAAGTCGCTGAGCAGCTTTTCAAACATCTTCTCGTAAACGCTTGCGTGCAGCCTCACGCAGGCGTTTTCCATTTCATATCCGTAGACCACCGCGAACATCTGCGTCATGCGTTCCTGCGGCGTGTGCCGCAGTACCTGCAATGCGCGGACAATCGCGCTCCGGCAGTCAAGAATGCTCAGGTTCTCTTCTTCCATTCCCTCACCTCGCTCTCGTTGCGTTGTTTGTTGGCTATGGGACAATTATACGTCCCATAGAGACAAATGTCAAGAACTTTTTTGTTGACAGAGAGACTTTTTTCTGATAGAATCTAAGGCAAGCAAGGAGGTGTATATATGAACACCAGAATTAAAGAAGTAAGAAAAGCAAAGAATCTCACTCAGGAATCTTTTTCCGAAAGAATCGGTCTTAAAAGGAATTCAATTGCACAGATTGAGTCTGGCGCAAGAGTCCCCTCCAATCAGGTTATCCTTTCTATTTGCAGAGAGTTCGGCGTCAACGAGAACTGGCTGCGCAATGGCGAGGGCGAGATGTTCCGCACCATGAGCCGCGAGGATGAGTTGTATGCTCTGTTCGGCAAGTTCATGAAGTGCGATCCTTCCTTTAAGCACAGGCTCATTTCTGTTCTGCTCCGCATGGACGAATCCGAATGGGAGATGCTGGAACAAAAGGCGCAGGAACTTCTTGAGGAAATGAAAAAAGCCGACCCTTGATAGGGTCGACTGTTCAGCCGGTCAATGCCAGAATAAATTCATATACGGATTTCACTTTGCGAAGGTCGCAGCCTTCAAGCATCTTGGCGATGAAGTCAATGTAGGCGCGTTTCTCATCCGTCATCGCCCGATCACCCCTTCCTCTTCTGGATCGTCCAGAGGAGCTTCTGCAGCTGGCGCGCATCCATGTCGTTGATCTCCTTGCAGATCAGGCGGCGAAGGTCTCGCTCCTCCTGCGGATCGGAGAGGGAGCGTTCTTCCTTGGTCATCGGGCGGTGCTTCATGTAATCGCCTTCCTTTCTTTATTAGGTGATCACATCTTATCACGCTTCAACGCGATAAAGTAGAATATAATCTGAGAACTTTTTGATATCTTATCGGTTCTCAGTGAGAATATATTGAGAATCTATAGAATAGGAGGACTCGCCTTTGAAAACAACAGCAGCAGCCCTCCGTGAGCTGCAAGATTACTTCGACTCCCTGTCCCCCAAACCGAATGTCCGTGAGATTGCCAATGCGGCAAAGATGCCCTACGCCACCGCCGCACGCTATCTCAACGGAACAACTCAGCAGGGCATTCCGTCCCGCGTCCGCGCTCTGGCTCTCGCTTTGAATCGTGAAGATATCATGGCAGAAGTCACCGCAGAAACGCCGACAAAAAACGCAGACGCATGGTGGATCGTTGAACTCCAAAAAGAATGGAGAGAAGACAACATCGAGGAGATTGAGCGAGAACGGCAGCTCCGTGAAGCGTCCGAAAAACGCTGGATCAGCGTTGTCGCCGGCAAGGATAAATCAATAGAACTGCTCACCGCCCGGATCGTACGGCTTGAAGAAGATAAAGAAACGCAGAAGATCATCAACAGAACCCTTCTTACGGACAAAGCAGAGATCGAAGGCGAGATGAAGTACTTCCGCAAAGCCAAGCGGAAATACGAAGCGGCGCTCGTCGGCCTGCTCATCTTCATCATCATCTATATCGCCGTTTTCGATCTGCCAAATCCCTCCAACGGAATCACATATTTGTTGTCAAGATTCTTCGGGAAATAAAACTGTGTAGTTACACTAATTAAACAAAGAGGAATAAATTATGCCTAACAAACATACGACAATTGCCGGAATCGCATATTATATATTGGTGTTTCTTGCGGCAGGGTATCGAAGCAGCAATATAGTAGCCGTTGCTCTCGCTCCCATTTTCTATCTCGTATTCGCAGGATTGCTGACCGTCGCCTCATACATGGCAATCAAAATTGCCGGTTTTGTCGCTTCAATAGGTTATACCATTTTCGGATTAGAAAAGCCGGTAAGGGAAATTGATAACATAAACATGAATGCAATACTTTATATTGTATTTATGGCGGCCCTTATCGGCATGCCGATTTATGCATTTATGTAAAATAAAAAATCCGCCGCAGCTCTCTCACCTTCTGCGACGGACAGCACACAAACCTCGACCAAGAAGTCTTGCGTGTGACTTTCATTATAGCACACGCAAGGCTAAAATGAAAGGAAATTTAATATGAAAAAGCAGAGCAAAAAGCCCAGCCGCCCTGAACGTGCGGCAGACGGCCTGTACCATGTGCAGGTGTACATCGGCAAGTACCCGAACGGCAAGCGATTCTATCGCCGCTTTTCTGGAAAAGATTGGAAGAAACTCCAATCTGAAATCGCCATCTTCAAGCACGAGTTCAGCCTCGGCATGCATGATGATCTCATCACAGAAGCGCACGAACCTGAGAAACCAAAGGAAATGTGTCTGCTTGACGCCATCGACAAATATATCGAAACCTGCCGCGTTATGCAGGCGCAAGACCCGAACGCATACTCCGTCGGCACCATTGCCGGTTATCAGTCCGTCCGCAATTCCATCGGCAAGAACGAGCATTTCAAGGAATGCGCCAACAAGCCTATCAGCCAGCTGACTATCGCAGACTTGCAGGACGCGCTCAACAAAGTATCGCTCCCTGACGAGAAAGGAAACTCGCTGTCCGCAAAGACTGTCCGAAACTGGTATGGCCTGATCAAGCCCGCCGTCGAAACATACGGACCTGATATCCGCATGAACAAGATCAAGATCGCCAAGTGTCCAAGCCGCAAGGCAAAGGTGATCAAGACGGCAGCTATTCCTCAGGTACTCA